CTAGCACCGGGTCATAAGCTCTCATATGAGAAGGGTGGAACAAGGGCGCAGGACTGGTATAAAGGCGGTCAAGTAGCTCAATTGGCGGTGGGTGCAGGTCGCGCAGTTAAGGATTACGCGCAAATGGCTTTCAGCCCTCAGAAGTCACACTTATTTAAGAAGTATGGATTGTCCCCAAGCCAGAGGTGCGTCAGCCGTTTTCTTGTTAATGTTCATACTATTTATAGCCTGCCACTTCATAGCGGGACTAAACCCATATAGAGCATCTTCATACCTTTGTATTGCTTCTTCATTAACTGGATTTCCCTCTTCATCTAGCATAGTCCCCAGTAAACCTACCCTTGCAGAATGGCCTAACTCATGCCCTATTATATCCATAGGATGTCCTTTCAAAGAAGGGTCTTTCGGGTCCCACCCTCCAGTCAATGCTTTAGGGCTTAAATATAGATTTCCGGGCTGTATGGCTTGTTTTTTAAATACGCCCAACGGCGAACCTTGGTGAGGGTTTTGTTTCTTCGAATGCCAATTTGGTCCGAGAGTTTGATTTAGCACATAATCCAACGTTATAGAAGGATTGCTTTTCTTTGAATAAAACCCACCAACCCATTTATCCAAAGCTGTAAGATCGTCCGGGTGAACTTTCTCTTTCTGCTTTAAAACGTGGATAAACTTGCCAGGGTTATCCAATAAGGGGGAATAATACCCCGCCATATTGGGACCAAGTTTGCTTTTTACTTCAGCAGTAAACTCAAGATCACCAAACTTCTCAGATGATTTTTTATTCTTGTCTTCCTCATCCCTTACTATCTTATCCTTATAACCTGATAATAGACCGCCTGATAATAGACCGCCTAAAGCCTTCCCCAATGCAGCACTTACCTCAGCGCCGCCACCTCCACTCAATATGTCGGCTACATCATCTTTATCCTTGTCAGAAAGAAGTCCTGTGAATGAGCTAATATTCGGTTCTGGCATATCAATTCATTAATTCCGGCAATTCTTCTGGCGTTGAAGAGCCTGTCAAAGCCTCAAGTTCTCGTTTCAGTTCATCAAGGGAGGCACTCTCAACCTGAGAGACTTGCTGCTCGATCTTCTCCACAGGCTTTAAGCCTGCCCTGTCGAGGAAGTCTTTTATAGCCCCTAACTTTACCGCGTCTGAGGCAGATTCGTCCATTAATAGATGTAACTTAGCCAATACACCGGGGATGGCGTCAGCCATCATCTCACGGGTCTTCTCGGCTATCTCGTGGGCGAATTGCTTCTTTAGGGAGTATCCCTTCTGTTTTGAGGCTTTCGGTGAGTAGCCTGCCATTTCAGCAGCTTTAGCGGCGTTTCCCGTTAAACAGTAGGACTCTATAAAGGCTTCTTGTTTGTCAGTTCTCATGCGTTATCCTAATCGTCGTAGGGTGACCATTCATCATCTTCCATAGTTTGTCCGACAGTTGACAAAAGACCACCAACATCGACATTCTTGCTTTCAGCTAATTTATCAACATAAGCGACTATATTGGGCAACCAGCCTTGCTTATTTTTCTCTATCTCGCCCATCTCTATGAGCTTATCCTGAAGTATTTTTCCCGCAGTATCTTGGCTAGTTTCCCCCCACTTCTGCCCCATGCTTCCAATAGTACCACTTATAGCATCTTGCCTTTGCTGCGGAGTTAAACCAGCCGTTGAACCAGCAATAACTTGCATAACCGTTTGCGGATGTTCAAGCATAAACTGTAATTCGGGGGTACTCGCAGCATTTATCGCCGTTGCCGTATCCCCCCAAAAGCTCTTATCTGAATATTTTGTCTTTCCATAGTCTGCCGCCGTTTGGTCCACAAATGATCCCACATCACCAGACCCTTGAGCAGACAAAGTAAGACTTACTTGTATGTTAGATAAGACATCGCCATACATGGGATCATCTAATATCTCTTGCCAAGTTTTAGCCACTAGACCAATAATCCTCCAACAGGCGCAGGTACGTGCATAGGAGGTCTATCAGGCCCAACATTCTGCCCCATTCCCGGTCTTGCACCCATAGGTACTCCGCCAGAACGTAACTCTTGAATACGAGCATCTACGTCACTCCTTAACTTCATAAGACGCATCATCTCTTCCTGAACACCCATTTCCATACTATACCCCCAAGAGCCCCTGTGGGCCCATAGGAGGCATTGGCGGTCCCTGAGGAGGCATAGGCGGTCCGTCCGGCATCGGAGGGCCACCCTGAGCCATCATGGACTCTGGAGGCATACCCTGAGCCATTGGGGGCGGAGGAAGCATATCCAGATTCTCTGTACCCGGAGGGCCACCAACAATAGCAGCAATCTCCTGATCTATCATCTGACGGGCTTCTAATAGCTGATTAAGCCGTTCCTGCTGCCCTCCCATTCCCGGGCCTCCCATCGGGGGCATCATTGGGCCTTCCTCACCGGGATACGGTAGTCTTTCTCCATTTGGTCCTATTGGCATTACATTGTCCTCTATTAGGTTTTAATAATATTCGGTAGGCTTCCCCTACGCTGTGTATATACAATATATATCATACGCGCAGAAAAAAAAGGGGGGGCGGCCCCCGCGTGACGCGCCAACTACTCTTTTATCGCGAGGATCAGCTTGACGTTTACGTAAACGGAAAGAGGCAGTCCCTTAGCCTGTCCCCCCGGTGGAAGTCTTCTAGTCTGCCCCTCAGGGAAGGCCCATAGCCTGCCCCTAGTGGCCTCTATAGCGCTCCCTTAGCCTGCCCCTGTAGATACCCATGCTTGGCTGTCTATGTGTTCGTCACGGGCCAGTGGCTTGCCTCGCTTTGGTTTGAACTGGCGTGGCGGTGTGAGGGGGGAACATCATGGGGAAGCCTACAAGCCAGCATACCGGGGGAAGGCTACAGGCTACCCAGTGAAGGCGTTAGTCTGTACCCCCTAGGTCAGTACCGGATAGTGGTTAATCAGGACTATATCGGACTGAGTAAGGAATATTCTTTTCACGCTATCGGGGCGATTCTGTCGGGGTATAGAACAATCGAACATTGGTTCAGTATTGGTAGCTTGACACCGATTCGGGTATAACTACAATGCGCTCTAGTTGTAGTGTAACTCCACCCGGGTGAAAGGCCCGGCCCCGATATAAGCGGAAGCGACCCGAAGCACTATGGGCAGCAAACACCCCCCGGTGTACTTAACGTAAGGCAAGCGCGAGACGTAGCCCTGTCGGTTCTGAAGCGGTAAGGTGAACGGGGGGAACCTCGGAGTGTCGCACGGTATTCGTAGCCGTGCCTGACGAGTAACTACGAAACACTCCACCGAGATACAAACATGAAATTAATTACTAGATGGAACACCGGAAATAACTATGTATGTGATGATAGTTCACCAGTCAACGGACAGCTTGTGTCTATTTATGACGTTGACGATAGCTTGTACTTTATCGACCATTCACGGGGCATTGATGGTCGCGTACCTTATGCTACCGACATAGACTTTAACGATGAACTAGAGTTTGTTGAGACTGTCGATATGTCCGAGTCTGCCAGCAAGGAACAAGTAAAGCGTTATTATGTCAATTCTGATTATTCTAAGTTTAAGTACCAAGCCGGGCCGAGGGATTTAGACCAGAAAGGCGAGTTTAATGCCCTATTTAGTGCCGATATTTCCGAACTTGGCGACTGGTACACATACGGTATCTGAGCATCACTGAGGAGACTTCTATAGTCGAAACTGCCGTGAGGCAGTCTGATGCAGTAAACACTCCACAACCGAGGCTATTATGAATACGCAAAAAGCAGAACAAGCTGAACAATCCTATAATCGCGCTATCACCGGTCAGTCAGTACAAAACGATATGATAGTGATGAGGGAATTCAGCAATCGCGGTATTGATGCAACCCCACGGGTTGACGTTTTCACGTATAACATCTGGAAGTTTCAGAAAGGTCGTCAAGTCAGGAAGGGCGAAAAGAGCGTTAAGGTTCGCACCTTCATTGAAGACAAGAAGACCGGTAAAACCCGGTGTTCAATGGCCTGTCTGTTTCATGTCTCACAGACTGACGTAGTTGAGGAGGGCTAATGAACCCTAAACAACTTGCTACAATGTCAGATCATGTCGCCACTATCCGGGAACTGGCTGACGATGTTCACGCTATGGGGCTAGGCA